AAGGCGGTCCAGACTGGCTTGTTCTCAAAGATGTAAGGGCTGTCCCATTCGACGATGCCCTTCTCGCGCAGTTCGCGCACCTTGGCCGGCTTGCCCAGTTCCGGCACGATCTCACCGAGGAGCTGGGCGGCGAGTTCTTCCTGCTCAGGGTCTAGGACAACCTCAATGAGCGCCTGGAGGTTGGCGGCCTGCTCGGGGTCTTGCTGCGCGGCGGCCTCGAGCATGCCCATGGCGTCATCAATGGTGAACGTCTTGACTTCAGTGCGCGTGGTCGTCTGCCAATCGATGGCCATGACGGCCAAGCCGTAGGTTTCTCTAAATTCGGCAGCCAAGCGGACTTCGCGCTGGAGGTCAGACAGACAGTGCTGGAAGAGGAGCCACTTGAGCACAGCTTCGGCGGCGGTGCGTTTGTCGATGTCCATGGACTCCACCGGCTGGACCTGCACGCGCGCCTTGAAGAACGCGGAGGTCAACATCGCAACATGGTCCCGGCAGATATTGTCGCTGAGGAAAATTTTACAGTCCGAGCTGCCGTCCCAAGGAAATGGCTGGGCGCCGAGGCTGCCCTTGCGCTTGCGGCCGTCTTCGTTTTGCCCGGGCCAAATGCAGTAGCGGGTGTTCCAGTTTCGCAACTTCCTTTGGATGTAGGTGCTGGCGTCGCTATCAGCCTGCTCAACCTCACCGAGGATTTCTACGATCTTGTCGCGGTCGATTTTGGTCATTTGCGGGAATTATAGAATTGTGCCTGCCGCTCGCTAATTGACCGCGCGTGCTGACTTGCTGCCTCTGGTGTAGAGAAAACGCCTAAATGGCGGCCGGTTTTGCGGAACTGATCAATCGCCCTTTTATTACTCAGCTGTTCGCCGCCATCAGAAATTGTTGGAATCAAGACTTCGCCGCGCTCCGTTCCGATGCTTATGCTCCTCAATGTGGAAATGCTGCCGTCAGCATTACTAACGACAGGTCGTTTGTTTATGTCTATATTTCCGCCCTCAACCATGTTTTTGCGCGAACTATAGAGCTGCTTTTTAATCTGATCGGCCGCCTTGCGCTGCTCTTCGGTAACGCTGCCGGCAGACGGATCACCAGTGAGGATGCGGGAAACAAGTGTCTGGCGCATGGCGGGCTCGTTGGTAGCGTAGGCAGTGCCTTGAAATGCTTTTGCCTGCTGTGGCGTCACCTTGAACTGCGGATCGACCTTGTTTTCCCGCATGAACAGTCGAATGGCTTCGTTTTTGGCGACAGCGGCTTTGTTTTCGTCTGAGAGGCCGCTGTAGGGGTTAAGAACAATGCGGCCGTCCTCTGCTGCCATGCCGGTGACGTTGGTGTTCATGGCAAACCAAGTGTCTTCGCTCTTGTAGGGATTGCGCACCGCATAGCCGTAGACTGATTGCGGTATTGGCATTTCAAGAGACGAGGATGGTGGTGTTGCGGGGTGTGTATTTGACGACCGTCTCGGGGTTCTTTTTCTTGAACCAATCGCGGAAGCCCTTGTCCTGCCAGCAGCCGGGATTTGTGCCGTGCCACGCCCAATAGCTGTCGGCATCGATGCTCATCTCGCGGGCGCCAATGCCTTCAATGGCGCAGTTCTCCAAGCGGGCGTTAGCCTGGGCAATGCGTTGCTGGCGCGTGGCCGCTAGGACAGCGTCCGCATGCCAGCCGCGCAGCAATTCCTCTTTGACGAGGTGCTGCATCTCATCGCCGAGGTCGGCGACAAGATCGCTCCATAAAGTTTCAGCCATCCTAACTGCTGCCGTCCGCCTTGCAGCGGACGACAGAGTGTTAAGACAGACGGACTAGATCTCGTTCGTGTCCACAACCTGCAGGTAGATGTGGATCTCGCCTGCGGTCACGCTGCTCAGCAGCTTGGCCGTGGTCGCCGTGAAGGCAGCCACAACAAACTGATCGGCGGCCGTGATGGCAACCGGAGCAGTGACGGTCATCGCCTTGTTGACAACCTCAGTGGCAGTGCCGAGCACTTCCGTGCTGGACATGATTGAGGTGGCCGTGGCGGTGTTGCCGAGGGTGTAGGCGGCCGAGACAAGCGTGGCATCGCTGGAGACCAGCGGGGTGACGAGCTTGTGCGCGGCGTTGCTGATGACCGAACCGGCGGCAACTGGCAGCAGACTAAAGGTCTGCGTGGCGGCTGCGGCGGTGAAGTCAGCATTGGTGAGGATCACCTTGTGCGTGAAGCCGGTAGAGGCTTTCGTTTCAATGGGGAGTTCGTATGTTTTCATTTTAAGCTATTTCTCCGTGTTAATCGCAGGACTAGGAAGTCGCGGCGAACTTGGCCAAGCCCTTGGGGTTCATGCAGACGAGCGCGGCGATTGCATCGACGAGCGCACGCTTGCCTCCGCCCATGTCTTCCAACTCTTGGAAGCGGGGACGGCGGCCATAACGTAGTTCGATCATCTCAGGGCTCATGACATAGCCGCGGGCCAACTGAACGGCCGAGGCTTGTTCCTTGGCCAAAAACAGCGAAGGAACGATGTCGAGCACGCCGAAGTCGCCGTGGAAGGAATCGATGGAAGCAACGATCTTCTTGGACTCGGCGGACTGGGTGAAGGTACGGATCGAGAGGCCGGCCTTGTCGGTAGTTCCACCCGCGAAACGGGTGAAGTTGGTGAAGGCGCGCTTCAGCTCAGGACCGCAGACGAGCATCATGCTGCTCATGGTGCCGGTGACGGTGTACATCGACTGCAACACGGCTTGCACTTCGGTCTCGGTGAGAGATCCGGTAGCGGTCGTGTTGATGCTGGCGGACGGCGTGCGGAAGGCCGCAGCAACCGGGAGGTCCGTTTGCGCCGAGGCGTTGATCCAGCTGCCGAGACCGCGGGTGCGGTAGGGGTTGGTGCTGGCCTGCTCTTGGCTGTCGCGGTCGGAACAGACGGCGGACTCAATGTCGCGCTTCAGTTCAACAAGGCTCTTGGAAACCGAATGAGCGAATGCCTTGTTTTTGCCGATGCCGGCGATGTCCGAGATCTGGGTGTAATCATCAACCTTGATCGAGCGGCGGAACTTCATCGCGCGGCCTGAGAGGAGTGCGCGGCTGGAGCTGGCGTCGTCGAAGGTCGAAACGTCGGCGTTGGTCAGGACGCCGTCAAAGGACGGGTCTTTGTACTCATCGGCCTGCCAGGAGAAAACTCCGGGGTTGGTGATGTCGGCGCCTTTGCGGGCGGTCGAGGTGACGGGGGTGTTTTTGTTATCAACGATGCTGATAACGTCCGCGAGGTCTTCGCGAAGGCCCGAAAAATTCGGGAATACTGTTCCTTGTGACATTTGTGTTGGTCTTTCTTGTTAGGTTTTTTCTTACAAGAGCGCGCTGGCGACGAACGATTCAATGTCGTCCATGGAATCACCAGTCAGCGCTCTTAGGGCTTTGTTGCCCTTAGTGCTGGTGGAAGATTTCGTTGCGCTGACCGGGTTGGCGGGAGTTGGCGTTTTTGCGATTTCTTTGGACGAAGAGACTTTCTTGGCGGCTTTTGCTTTCGCGTCGGCGGCGCCTTGCTTGGCCATCAGCGTTTGCTCTCCGAGGAGAGCTAGTGCGACCCAGTATTCGTGCTGCGGAATGCGCAACAGCTCGGGTGCTTGCTTTACGGTGGCCTGGTACGCGGTGTTCATCGGCGTACCCTTTTTGAAGATGTCGGGGAACAGGTTCTTGGCGGCTTCGATTGCTGGCTGCCGTTGGGCGAGCCAGTTCTGGCGGGCCGGCGCGTGCAGTGTGAGAACGTCGTCAGCTTTAAGGAGGTAGTTTTTGACCTCATCGCTATCAACATAGACCTCTGTGCCGTCCGGCCTTTTGACCGTGGCTCCGTCCGTGTTGCGCAGTGCCCAGCGGCGTACCTCTTGGGCGCTCTTGATTTTAGCATCAAGCGCCTCCTGGGTGTCCACATCGGCCAGCGGGTTGTCGGCCGTGGGGCTAAGGACCGGGCGGGCGGCTTCGTTAAGCTGCGCCTCGTACTCGGCGACCTTGGCTTTGGCCTCTTCCGCTTCTGCGGCTAGGGCCGTGGCCTTCTCCTCGGCAGACTTGCGGGCGGCGGTGAGTTTATCGATGCGTCGCTGGATCTTCTCCCGCGGCACATCTTCCTCGTCCTCCTCCTGTTCCTCGGCGTCTTCGGACTTTTCGTCCTCGGACTCCGCAACATCTTCAGCCGGATCTTCAGTCTCCGGCTTGTCTTCCTCGTCTTGTGAAAGATCGCTATCGCTTTCTGATGCCTCGCTTTTGTCTGCCTTCGCCGGCTCGGGTGAAAAACCCAAGTCGCCTAGTGCGGACGCTAAAACATCAACTTCTCCTGCCGATTGATCGGCAACCGTAACTTCCTCCATGGTCTAAACCTCCCAAGATGGTGCCAGGGTGAACGTCACCAAGACCGACCGACTAAAACAAACCACAGCCCCGACTCAGCGGGGCACTCCTTAATCGATGGCAAAGAGTATGGCAGACAGATGTACATTTGTCCAGCACTAATTTTGCTGGATACAAAGGCACTACTTGTACGGAAGTATTGCGCGAACGCCGTAGAAGCTACGGCGTTGAGTCACAACGAGTGCGGCGTTTTTGTGACACCTTGTGTCCACTTCGTGAGACTTCGCAGCGGCTAGTGTTGCCGCAACGCTACATTAGAGCTTCGCCGCTTCTGCCCTGCGCTGCTCAAGGTCATCCCAGAGTTCTTGCAGGGCATTTAATTGGCCGGCGGCGTGGGCGACAAAGCCCGGCTCTTTTGAGGTCGCCATGGCGCTGACTAGCAAGACGGCGTCAGCAATGCGGTCTTGCAGGGCCAGCATGACGGCCAGCCACGCGGCCGGCGCCTGCTCCCGCGGGAAAGCCAGGGCAGCGGACGTGTCGAAATCTTCGGGGTTTTTGTACATGTCCATCACGACATGTCTACGGCGTGTACTAATGTTGATCTGCATAGTTTTTGGTTATCGTGCGATTCGTGTGCTGCGGAGCAGCTTGTCAGCGCTGACCACAAACGGCGCGCAGTCAATGCAGCACGGCCCGAGTTGCGGGTCGCGCAGCCATTTAGGCGTGAGCGGTCGCTCGCAGACTTGGCACAAGGGATGGCCGCCGGGGGCGACCTTCCAGTCATCCGGTGGCGGGGCTTGGCCGCGGAAGAGCGTGGTCATGGATTGCGATGATCTTTGTCGCTCACCACTTAGTGGTCGCCGCCCAATAAGCTGCGCTGCTCTTGCCTTTAGCGATGTTCTTGGCGTGCCTCGCCTTGAATGCCTTGTTGCGCGCGCTGCCGTCAGGCGAGCCCTTGACGCCTTGCTGGCCGAAACGGATTAACTTACCGCCGACCGGCAGGGCATCGCCGCAGGCTTTGACAACGTGGGACTTGGTTGGGTGACTTGGCGTGCGCTTGGGATTATTGCATGCCATCTTGGCTTTGTCGGTTTTCATAAATCAGTAACTGCCGCCTCCGCGGGACTTCATGCTGCCGCCGTCGATGAACATGGCGTCGGAGAGGCAGATGTAGCGCAGCACGTCGATTGGGTCTTTGGTCGGAGCCTTTTTGCCGTCTGCTCCGGTGTAGGTCTGCAGCGCATAAATCGTGTTCTTGCAGTTTTCGCTGATGTACAGGCGCGGCTGGTTGCGAGCGTCTACCGGAAGTTCGGGATTGTATGACAGGGCGTCGTTGATCATGCCGACGCCCTCGTCAATGGAGTCGCCTGGGGTGGCCGTGAAGAACATGTCAAGGGACGCCATTTCATCGATGAGGGTCGTTGGCGCTTCCTTACCAAGCGTCTTGGAATGCCCATAGCGGCTGTCCATCCAGCGCTCAAAGATGGGCTCGCCGTCCTCGACGCGCAGGATCTCGTCTTTGTAACGCTGCAGGCCGAAGCCGAAGTCCTGCATGGCGGGACCAGGGCGGCCGTCCATGCGCTTGCCGTCGGGCAGCGCCCATTCGCCGGCGTAGCCGACGCCTTCGATGTATTCGGTTTGGCTGGGCCATTCGCGGTAGACGATGGTGCGGCCGGCGGGGTCAAAGACGGTCCAGAGCATGAACCAATTTTTGCCGCTGGCCGGGTCAACCCAATGATACTTAGTGCCGTTCGGTATTTCAGAATGGCGAATGACGTGCACCTTGGGATTGAACAGCGGGAAGCGGCCGGCGATGGCTTTGGTGGGCACACCGTACGCGCGCGTGAGGATTTTCTCCCGGGTCTCGGACTGCAGCTCGCGCTTCATGCGGGACCATCCTGCCCAAGGGTTTGACTGCGTGTGGAAGTAGAGGACCGGGCGGCCCTTGGGGTTGATCTGCTCGATGGGCACCTGCTCGTAGCCAGTGATGACGCGATGTTTTTCTCCCTCGTAAAGGATGTCGCCGGCCAAGGTGGCCTTAACTGCGCCGATGGCGTTTTCGATGCCAAGGGCCAGCTTTGACTTTTCTTTCCAAATGGGCAGAAGCTCAGCATCAACCTCAACGAGGTTTTTTGCTCCGTTAAGGTACTCAGCGACCGTGGGCGACCAGCCCTGCACCGGCGTAAAGGTCACGGCCAACTTGCCGTTGCGGTCAACCAAGCGAAAGCGGAGGGTTTCTAGGACATCAAGCGGCACTAATTCATCGCACCAGCAGGCATCGATCTCGCCGCCTTCAATTGTGGAGGGATCTTGGGCGTAATTGCGGAAGATGCAGACAGATTGGTTGGGGGCAACGAACTTTGCCTCGGTAAAGCCGCCTTTGACCGAGTAAGTGATGTTGGTGACCTGTCCCTTTCTGGCATTCCTCCACTCTGGCGGCATGTATTTCCAAATGCGGGGCTGCTGCAATTCGATTGAGTTGGGCGCCGTGGTTTGAAAGCACCAGACGACCGCGCCGGGCTTGCTGTACATCGTCTTGATGACCTCTTTGGCCGCCCACTCGGTTTTGCCGGACCTGTTTCCGCCCATGACGAGCAACTCGCGGTGTTTTTCCAGCAGTTCGGAGGCGCGGCGCCACACCGGAGGGATAAAACCATGCCGAAAGGGGTCTGATGCCTCGCGGGCGATCAGCTCCTCGCGTTTTTTGAGGTATTGCCAGCCCTCATCCGCGCCGAGTTCCTGCAGAATGTCGTAATCCACCTGCATGACCGGGTGCGGTGTCGGCGTGAAGCGTTGTGCGTGTGCGTTTTCCAAAATAATTAGGACGCCGAGCCGGTGCACTGCGCCGTGCCGGCCCCCTACAGGCCGTTGTTAAGTCGGCTCGGCGTCCTAAAGTTGTTTCCCCACGATGTCCATCGTCGGGTTTTCTAAAACTGTGACCTGGTCTGAGCGGAAATGCCGGATCTTACCGCCGTCCTCCAAGACAACGGCAAAGATGTCATTCGACAACGGCCCGCCGGACTCCACATAGAGCAGGCTGCCGTAGCCGACCGGTGTTTCCACCGGCACGATGCGCTGAAA